CGGTAGCGTAACCACCAGTCTGCATTCTGCGCGGCATCATATAATCGATGAGACCTCCAGATTGTTTACCAAAAATATTTCCAAATTTTTCTCCAATACCGGCTAAAAAAGATGGTTGTTGTCCACCTGTCACATTCGTAGAAAAATCAGGTTGTTCTGCGAAACTACTTACTGCATATCCTGAAGACGGTGCACCAACTATACTTTTCAGAAACCAGTTCGGGTCTCTTCCGACGCCTTTTGCAGCTTCTTCAAATGTGGCTCCACCGGTACCCTCCATAGCCATTCGCATCATTTCCGCATCACTACCGACTGTAGAAATACTTTCTACTCCTTTTCCAATTCCCTTACCAATTTTACCAAATGCCTCACCCATCATCGCAGATTGTAAACCCGATACTAATGCTCTTTCACCCATCCCGGCTTTAAATTCTTTTTGTGCTTCTCCTATATCTTTTCTAGTCTGTTTTCCGTATTTCCCTTCGCCAATTTTTGTAGTTTTGTATTGTTTTTCTCCTAAAAATCTACCCAATCCACCACCTATGCCAGCTCCTACAGCAGTCCCAGCCGGACCAGCTAGAGCAGTTCCCGCTATAGACCCGACGGTTCCCAGTATAGAACCCCACATGCCTGCCCTTTGCTGTTCTTTAGCAATCTTTTCTTGCTGTTCTTTCAATTGGCGCATCTCACCCTGATATTCTCGTCCGCGTCTAGCGCTAGCTATTACACCGCCAAGCTGATAATTGTTAGCAGGGTATACCATACCGCCGCCATATAATTCCATTAAACTTCTAGCCATAATATTTCCTAATCATCAAAACTTTTAATCTTACACATTTTCCAACTCAACTACTCTTGATGTTAATTCTTGTATGGCTTTAACAAGCATAGGAATCATCCTCGTTGTAGACAATGATTTGAAATCATTCACCTCAATCCCATCTATAATACCATCTTCAATATTAACATAATGAGAAGCAACATCTAAAACTTCATCTGCAATAAAACCATACCTAATTCTATCATCATCACCTGTCTCTCCCCTCCCATTATATTTAAATGTTCTTGGTTTTAATTGATTTACAATATTCAATCCGTCGGATAAATCTTGTACATCTTTTTTTATTCTAATATCTGATAAACTACTAATTGTACCATCATTTGTATAAGAGTCCCCAGTTGAAGCATCAATTTTAAATCTTGCAGTTGTACCATCCTTAATAATAAGATGATTATTTGACATTATTTCCCATATATTGCCATTATCTTCAATAATTAAAGATGATATAGTAACAGCAGAACTACCTATATATAAGAAACTACTAGCTCCGTTAGCTGAAACGGGAGCTGATTGTCCAATACCAACACCCTCATCAGGTTCTAAAATAATATCAGCATTAGAACCTATTACTAAATCTTCAGGATTATCAGTATTAGCATAAATATATGTATCTGTTGAATCGAAGTATATCTTTTTATTCTCTGTTACTGTTAAATTATTTCTTAATATAGTGTTACCTTTAACTTCTAAATCTTTATCAACATACTGATTTCCATCTCTAGAAAAACGCGCTTTCCACAACATACCTTTGTGTTTTTTATACAAAGACAGCTGTTTATTGCCCTCCTGTGAAAAAACCTGTTCTCCATCGCGCATATTCCTTGCGGCCGGAGGATGGCTTAAAACAGATTTAGTATCACCAGAAGCGAAAGAGCTTTCTTTTGCGTTTTGCAATCTGCGTATATCTCTACCTAGCGGCATTATGATACCCTCTTATACAATGGCCTGTATTCAATTGATATATCATTTATATCAAATGTTTCCGCCGATTCTTGCTGTGGGTTAAATTTAAATTGTATACTCTGACAGGACGGTACGCTGTCGGCCGTAAATGTAGCCACATCCCATGCAGAAGCCTCATCTAAATCTCCAGAATGAGTACCAGCAGGTGTAACATTTGAGCCTGTAGCAAAATCACTCCAAGAATTTTTACCATCTATAGAATATTCCAGCGGTCTTAATTCGTCATGCGATGATTTATAAGTAGCATATACTTTATAAACCTTTTTTAAATGTGCCGGGTCTCCAAAATCTATGTCTCTGGTAGTTATATTAATTTTTGCTTGGTTGGCAGCTTCATTGCTCCAATATCTCATTTCAACTGTACCGCTACTTTCATATCCAAGGAATAGATTGCCCTGCCAATCTGTAATAAAGTTTGTGTATTCTTTCTGGTCTGTAAATGCATTATCGGCGAATATCCATGAACCTGTTTTAAAATCATATATATAAGCATCACCATTACTAACACTGCCATTAGCGGCAACTCCACCATAGTCACTACCAGTATGGTCGGTACCTCCACAGTCCTTCATTACTATTAATTGTTTTCTGCGTTTCTCATACCCAACTATACTATACCCAAGAAGACCACCAACTGTATATATAAAGTCACCCCAAGCGGGGGGAAACATTCCATTGGCGCTGCTTGTTTCGGCTATCTTATTGTCTATTAAATTTCTTATTCTACTACCATCATATATATAACAACCGCTCTCATTTACCCAACATATACCATAATCTGTACGAACAACGGCAGCGGGGTGCTGGACACCATTATGTTTTATATTCTCTTCAAGAAACCAGTTGGTGTCAGAGGGTGATGATATATTGATAATTTGAACTGAATGTTGTTTAAAAGCAAGTAACCTATCAGCATATTCTTCCAATTTTACATAATTTTCCGCATCCCCCTTTACCACATCAATAAAATTAGTTGATGGAAATGTATCAAACTTATTAGGCATGCTGTACATAAGTCTATCGCCATAAACAGTAGCTTGACCAGTATCAGGATTGACTACTTTTACATGAGCCACAAACGTTCTTCTATTGGCCACTACTGCTGTTTTCCAACCTTCATTTACACCACCAATGGAAATAGAATCTACGCTCGAAGAAAAACCATTTATAGTATCATAGGTGTCTAAATTAGGAGAAAAAGAGAATACCGCCTCGCTGTATAATTCTGTTTCAGCGCTACCTACACTATCACTTAATGGATTCCATCCCGTTAATCCACTAACAGCGCTTTCTGTGCGCTGTACGTAATCAGCGTCTAAAGATGCCCTAACTCCTTTTCTTAAACTTATATCCGCTAAAAGAACCCATGGCTCATCATTTTCATCATCAGACCTGAAGTAAACTCTGCCGCCACTTATCCTTTCGTCATAACTTCTTTCTGCCCTAACTCTTATTTTTTGTTTATAATCCGCCGTAACAGTAAAAGTATTACTAGAAGTTGGCACATATAGTAAAGATTCCTGATTATCATCGTATATAAAACTAATTGCTATTTGATATACATCGGCAAGCCACGTACTTGCAGCATCAGAAGATTCTGTAATTGATACATTAAATCCTGCTCCGGCAGTAGTTAAATAATCACTTCCATCAGAATTTCCTGCCCCATCAGTTGTATCAATTTTACATTCAGTTGGTGGTGCTAAATCATTTAGATTAGAAAAAAAATCATGGTAGAGTTGACCTGCAATAAGTTCATCATTGGATGTGGTATTTTCAAAATGATTGCGCTCTACATAACCAAAATGACGTACAACTGACGAATTATTAAAATTAGTATCACAGGCTCTGATAGCATTGTCAACAAAATAATAAGATATTTGCGAATCACCAGAAGCAAGAAAATTATCTACGCCGTCAGTCCTTAAGTTTATAGTGTAGGCACCAGTCCACCCAGAGGCCCCTATACTTCTTTGCCAGATATCCACTTGACCGTTCGCAGCGTCGGCAAGAGCTACAAATGTTTCTCCAATAATGTGACGTTTAACAACAGCGCTTGTATTGGCTTCAACTATAATATAAGGCTTTACCTTTATTTCTGAAGCGTCAGCGTCCGAACCAGAATCATACACTCTTTTAAATCCATTATTTTTTGCTGTGTTAGTAACGGATATTATGCTACCAACTGGAAAAAGATTGGATTCCCCTGCCCTATCTCTTAGGTTGATTGTGTCTTTCGTAGCAAAACTTGTATTACTAGAGCCTGTGGAAATATAAGCACTATTTTCTAATCCAAAATCAGATTCGAATACAGCAAGTCCATAACCCGGAGCCACTGTAGCAGTCCTATCGTTAATGGTAGAATTATAGTCAGTCTCACCACCTCTTGTACGTATAGCCCCCTGCTGGTCTATCATAATGTCAACACCATTAGCAAGCTCATTAACAGCTAAATCTCTGGGGTCTTTTAAATTATTTATACCACCAGAGAAGTCATTTAATGTATACATTTGTTTAGGCATTTTTTAACTCTAGATGTACTAAATCGTTAAATTTCTGGTCTTTAATTTCACCGTCTGAATCCCAATCGGCTCCAGACCTTACAGGGATTTTCATCATGTGAGCAATTCCGCGAAGCATACCAGCCATATAGTAATGACGATTAATACCTTTTACAGAATCAAAGTCTACAGGATATGGCGTAACATCTACTGCTTTTCCATCTATGTGTTTAGACTTCATTGTTTTAGACGCTCCGCTATCAACAAGCTCGCGCTGACGTTCTTTTGAGCGTACCCCTTCCAGTATAGTTAAATCCATTAACTTAATAGCTTCATTCAAAACATTCACCAGTTTTGAATCAACGCCTTTTAATCTGGATTTTGAACGTTTACCAAATTTAGGCATCAAAACTTCCAGAATATCTTAATACCTGAAGAAGCAATATCGAGAACCTCTTTTACTATTATATCACGTTCAGTCTTGGTAATCTTGCCATCTTTAGCGGCTTCGTGATATACATTCAGTGCTTCCTGAATTTCTTTTAACACTTTCTTGTATTTAGCGGCAGCAAATGTTAAACCACCACCAATAATGATTGCAGCCATATAAGCTGCGTTACTCCAATTCAACCATTCCATTGCAATACTCCTATAATCATACTTTTATTTTAAACAACCACGCAATAAATCC